ATATCCTATTAGGTCTTCTATTTGACCATCTGTTAGGTAACTAAAAGCTGGCATCGAGGAACCTTCTACACCATTCTTTATAGAATCATAAAGCTCTATATCTGTTTTAGTGAGCATCTGATCCCAGGAAGTAAAATTGCGTGGTTTAGGTTCAAGACCCTTTGATAGTAACCCGTCACCATTCCCACCATAACCGTGACACATAACACATTTCATGTCTTGGAAGATTGCTTCTCCATTAGTTGTAGGAACGGCTTCAGGTAAACTGCCAAAGGAACGTGTATTTGCATAGGCATTAGTAGTAAATAATACAACAAGTAAAACAATCAGTTTTTTCATATTTTCTCCGCCTCCATTTTATTATATATTTATATATTCCAGTTATCCACTTTTCTGCGTTCTGGTTTCATCTTCAATACAAATGGGTTAGATTTAGTATTAGCTTCAGTCTTTTTTTCATAAAACTTATTACTACCATCATTAGCCAATACAGGTTGTTTATCTTCTTCAATATCTTCAAGTTTCATTCGTTTCTTAATAACATTGACCAAGAACTTACTATTCATACTCAAATCAGCATAACGATTCTTCAACTGTTTAAATAATATTTGGTTTTTACTTCCAGGATCACCATCCTTTGCCATAATTGCTAACATCAAGTCTGCTGTTGCTGGAAGACCAAAACTTTCTGATGTATTAGTCAAATCAGGATCAGAACTTGAATACCCTTCCCTATTCAATTGAGAACTTGTAATAATAGGAACATTACACTCTACCGCTAATCCTCTAATTTCTTCTGCAATAGACTTAATGTAAATATAGGTATTCATATTTGCAGCCCACTTGACTCTACTTGACGCACAAATATTTAAATAATCTAAAATAATAACTTGAGGTGTAAAATCTTTTTTGATTTTCAACTCTCTGATTAACGCACGAAAGTTTCCAACATGAGCTCCTGCTGTTGGATATTCTTTGACAACTAATTTACCAACATTTAATTTATTTAACTTCTTTTGAAAACTGTCTTTTGGAATTATATGTAATTGACCAAGATCAATATCCATCAAATTAGCATCAATTCTTTCTGCTATTCTTTCTTCTGCCATTTCCATTGTAATGTATAAAACATCTAATCCTTGTCTCATATATTGACAAGCTAAATGTGTTTTCACTAATGTCTTACCAACACCAGTTCCACCAAGTAATACTGTAAGTGTTTTTGGTGATATTCCTCCATTAGTAATCTTATCCAACATAGTCATATCAAATGGAATTTTTGATTCTTTCTTATGATAAAATTCCCAACGATCATCACCATTATCCATATAACTATGACCTACACTTTGGTCTAATGAAATAGCAAGTGCTTCTGTAAGAATTTCTGGAATAGCATCTTTAGAAGTTTTTTTATCTTTACCTTCCAAGATAGAAATACTATCAACTATACCATTATATACAGCTTGGTCTTTTGCCCATTTCTCTGTTTCTTGAATCAACCATTCTTCATCATCTGTTTTTTTCTTATATGTCTTTAGAAGTTCAATACAATTATTATAAACTGCTTCATTTAAATCATCCCTATTTGACAACTTTACAGATAATGATTCTACTGTAGGTGGTTTGTTATATTCAGAAACATGCTTCTGTATCTCTGTGAATATAATCTTCTCTGGATGAACTTTAAAATATTCTGGTTTTAAGAAAATGCCAATAAGACTTGAATAATTATCACTGTATATTAAATTTTCTAATATCAAACTTTCTGTTCTCATATCATCCTTTTGTCAAAACATCCATTATAATCTTCTTTTCTTTTTCAACACTAATAGATAAAAATGGTTTATAATTTCTTACTAATTTAATAAAATCTTTAGAAGCTGGATCAATCAATTTTTTCTCGAAAGGTGTAAGAAAATCTAACATAATATCAAGTGTAGTAAATGTTTCTAATGATATAGTTTTTGATAAACCAAGTTTCATTATAGGTGGATGATTAATTCCCTTTGACTGAAACAATTCATCAAATGTTTTATCATACTCCTCCATATACTTCACAATTTCCTCTGTATCACGTTTTAAGTGAAAATGGAAATTATTCATTCGTTCTTTATATTCCTCATACAAATCACTATCAAATCTATCTGGATATGTTATATCATTTGTAAATTGTGAAAGATAGAAAAATAACAAATCCTCTTTATTTTCAAATGTTGTACCAAGTTTATTAAACATTGCTCTATGTACTGACCATCCCCCTCTTTTACCAGCCAATTTAGCAAATTGCTTTTCCATAGAAGCTTCATTCATATTTAACTTTCCATTATACTTAAAATAATCATATCCTCCTTTTCGACTTTTAGTAAAGTGTGCATATAATGCTTGATATGTTATCCACGCATTAAACGTCTTCTGGTTGCTCTGATTTACTACCATAATTAAACTCCTTAAATACAGCTTTCTCAAGTTGTTTCATAACATCATCAGTAAAATACTTTTCTGGATCATTAATAATAGTTTTCTCAAATGCTTTTCCAGATGGTGTTTCAAATCTAGTCGATACTTTTTTAAAGATACCATACTTTTCTGCAATCGGTACTAAACCGTAATACTTATCTAAACCCTTTTGATAATCCAACATCATTTCAACAACTGATTCTTCTTTAGTCATTCTACCCTTGACTAATTTTGCTTTGATGATATTACCAATAACATCAGTTCCATCTTTATGTTTTCGTTTACCCAATGTAACAATAGTTGATGCGGCATACTTGATTCCACCTCCACCAGAAATTTCTTTCTTTGGAAACATACTACCAATAGCATCATAAGTGTGATTAGTAATTATCAAGGGAATATTATGTTTTGCTAACATCAAGGCAAGTGTACGAAATGTTCCACGAATCATTGGTGCTCTTGTCATATCGCGTTTATCGGAACCACCCGCAACATCACCCATTTCTTTCATAGTAGAAAGATTACCTAATGAATCTAAAAATATCATCATCTTACCATTATTCTTACTACTATTCTCAATGATACGAACGCATTGGGTTCTAAACTCCTCGACCGTACTTACCGGAAACAATCCAATCCGATCTGTATCTAAACCTCGTTCAGAAATCATATCTTGTGTTAAAGCACCTTCACTCTCAAAATAAATTACAAGATTATCTTTATCTTGTTCAAGAAAATTCTTTGCAATACTTAATGTGATAAAAGTTTTACCGACAGCTTCAGAACCAGCAAAACAAGTAATTTTATTTGATGGAACACCACCATACATCGAACCAGATGTCAATGCATTTAAGGAATAAGATCCAGTATCCACAAAAGTGCTGCAATCCCCAACAATACCGCTGGATACAACCGACGCCATATCATTTTCTGACTCCTTGATTAATTGTTTAATAAAATCTTTAACTGCCATTATTTATCTCCTCAAAAAAAAGATTCCAAACTACCGACATTCTCATTTTTCCATCCAATCGCATTCAAGATATTCTTAACTGGTTGAAGAAACGATTTATCAAATTGCGTATCATAATCTATATATTTTTCTAAATTAAATTCGGTTGGCAATACAGATGAAATAGCAATAACATTTTCACCAATCTTATTAGGTTCTTTCAGATAGGCAAATTTAATCTTATCCCCATCCCGAATTAATTCATATTTATTTGTGAGATTTTGTTCTCTTAAGAAATGATTATAGAGAAGAACACCTCTTACATGAATTGGTGTTGCTTTAATATAAATGTCTTTTGAAGATTTATACTTATCTAGACCACGAACTGATCTTGGAAATGCTATATTAGCAAAACTTAATTTCTTAAATTTACTACGATAATCATCAAGGGCAACTTGAACAGTTTTTTCATCCGTATTAATAATAGTTTCTATTAATGAATGAAGATTCTCACGACACCATTCAGGTGTAGAACTTCTAACACTTTCAATACCCATTATTTTTAATTTGGGTTCTTTATATGCTACACCTTCGTTATTATATACATTAAGTATATATCTTTTTTTAGCAGTCCAAATACCTTTGTCTGCTATTACCTCACGCTCCATGAACATTTTCTGTTCATAGCCATTTACATATGTATGAAGATTTTTATAACTCGTGTCAATATATGATTCAATTTTATCTTTACAGATCGTATCCAAGAAGGATACGATTTTTGTAGTATCACTTCCCTCTGGTAACACATTATTAACCAATTTATCAAACGTGACATAAATGCTGTCCGTATCGATTGCAACGACATAATCTGCGCCTTCTGTTGAGAGTAATGTATTTATATATTTATTTATACTCTTCTCAATCCATCTTATAGATAACTGACCTGATGTTGTAATAGCCTCCGCTTGTTCTGGTGAATAATAAAGAAAATATTGATTAGCCAATGCACCATAGGCACTATTTAATAAAATCTTTTTTGACATTTGAATATTATTATACTTCGCTATATCATTAATCACTTCTTGTGATTTATTTCCACTTTCTTTTTTTTGTTGTTCTTCCAACATTTTCTTTTTAAAAACAACTCTATCATTATACATCTTACTCATTAACTTAGGAAGAAACCCTTGAACGTTAGTTCTAAAATGTTCCCCGTTAGGTGTAAGTGTCATATCTTTCTGTTTAAGATAATCAGTATCAAGCTCTTGGCCAACTAACTTATCAACATTAACGTCTGCCTTAGGATAATCTTTAATAATTGTTTCTGGACTAATATTATATTGCTGTATCAAATGAGGATATAGACTAGCCAAGTCAAAACTAACTACCCATTTATGTAGACCTATATGTGGATCTTTAACATAACCTCCCTCAATTTGTCTACTTGAACTTTGTTCTTTCTTGGCTGGTGTAGCTATTTTTTGATCTTTAAGAAATCGATAGATAATAGCTTCCCAAGTCCTTACTGGTGAAAATACATCTTCAAAATTAATACCAGAATCATATGCCATCGTAATTATCAAATCTAGCAATTTCATCTTATCATCAAGCTTCTTTACAATCTCAACATCCCTTATATTATAACTAATAAACTTCTGATAATCAGTTTTATATAGTTCATAACCCGGTATTTCATCCTGATCTTTCCTTAATCCTAATTCAACCTTACCAATATAATCCAACTTATATGATTCTCTAACTTTATAAGTATATTTTTTATATAGGTCAAGATAATCAAGAACCGAAACACCAGTAATCAAATAGGTTTGGTTTTCTTTACCAGCAATTTTTATATTCTTCTCGTATATATTCTTTATTGGTGATAAAGCTTTTGCTTCTAATCCATATCTATTCAACCGATTTATTATATAAGGAATATCAAAAAACTTACAATTCCAACCTGTAATAATATCTGGAATATTATCCTGCCACCAGCTAATGAATAACTCTAACATTGCCTGTTCATTATCACTTTGAAAATAATGAATAACTTTATCTGGCTGGTCAGGAGTATATTCTCCTGTCCCAAAAGCCACATACTTATCTTCAATATTATCATAACAAGTAATGGATGTTATAGCAGAATTAGCCATACGGATATC